ATATCTTTCTTCTAAACGATAGTCTAAGGTTTGGCCGGTTGCGAACTTAAGATTTTTGAAGTCGCCTTCGATGTTACGATTGGAGGTTCGTGCAAATGATAAGCTGTTCCAGAAGCGCACGAACACATCATCCAGAACGTACTGAGTTTCCCTAAATAAATTGGACATTATTGTTCTCCCTGAACAAATAATTAGAAAAAAATGCTCTTTCGAGCGGCTTTAACTTTTCATTTGTCTGACGGGTGACAATAAACTACGCGTCTAATTTACATCTTGGGTGATGGAATCCCTTACTCATCAAGCAAATAGTAGCCCTGCTACCATAGATTTGTCAAACAATGACCGAATTCGGTTAACTCATAACCGAATTCGGTTTCATCGGTTACATACAAAGGAGGCGAATTAACGTCTCTGTTGCGATTGGGTGCATCTTGTCGAGCTTAGCTTTAAATTCAAATACCAAGTCAATACCTTCTTTCAAATCTTGAGCTGGATTACGCTTGAGTCGTTCTTCGTGAATGCCCTGAGAAGGTGCAAGTCCGATACATGCGGAGTCACGCATTGGATTGTTCATTTGGTAATGTAAAATGCTCATTATCTGTTCGCCTTATGTCTAGTTTTAACATTTGTGAGTCGCTTTGCATCAGCTTTAGCCAGTAAATCATCACCTGTGCTATCTTTCTGCTTAACAACTGGTTTGGTGGTCGCATCTTCCCGTGTACGACCCAACGGTCTTGGTGCCTTGGTGGTTGGTTTGTTGCGGCGCATACGTTCTTCGAGCTTGCCCATCTCAACCATTCGAGCATAAGGGTCTTTCAGTTTAGAAATACGCTCAATCTCGCCCGGTTGACGTTTGCTAGCTGCATAAATGAACGCCGAAGGGTCAGCCATGCCACGCAATGCGAGAGTCATAGCATTATCCATCGGTTGCGCACCAACAACCTCGCGGAAATCACTAAACCGCTCCATGCCTTGTGAGAATTTCTTATGAAAATCACGTTCGGCTTGTTGTTCTTGGTTGGTTTGTTCTTTCTGCTGGTCTTCTGTGTGCATACTTTTTACAGTTTGTTTCACAAAATCCGTTAACTGTTGCTGCCATGTGGCCTCATTGTCAGGATTGTACTCAAAGTCTGCTGCTGCTTTCTGAACCTGAGTGCTAGCCCCTTGTGATGCCAATTGCTGCCGTAACTGTTGCAATTCATAGTCACGCTGTTCTATTTCTCGCTGGTGTTGCTTTTCCTTTCGGTCGAGCCGATCTTTCATGCCCTTTGACATGCGCTCTTTGGTATTTCCGTACTCGTCAACCTCATCATCTTCACCGTCTGATTCTTTACGCTTCGGTTTCTCCTCACTTTCTTCGTCCGTATCGTCATGAGAATCGTCCGTGGAGTCATCCGAATCGTCCGACTCATGGTCTGAATCGTCCGTGTCGTCATACTCTGGGGTTTCGGGGTCGTCCATTTCTTCAATGGGTGCCTTTTCTTGTTTCTGTAATTTATCCTTATGTTCTGGTGTTGTTGCTTGCTGTGTATTACCAACGCCCATCAACAGATCATCAATATTGCTTATACTCATGTGTCCCTCTCTACGTTGATTATTGAACCTTAGATGTTAAAATCCTGACCAAGTTATCAGCGTGCGCAATGTCCTTATCGGACTGCGTGCGGTGAGTCTCAGCCATGAAACGCATCTTGCTTTCTTCAATGCTCCCTGCCAGTTCGAGTTTCGCAATCTCAAGTTTCATTTGTTCCATTTCGATATCTGCTTGAGCCTGTTTCGCTTTAATCGCTAACTCTTGCTGCTTGATTTGTATCTGCTGTTGTTGCAATTGTTGCTGTTGTACTTGTATTGCTTCTTGCTCAGGTGTTGGCCCCTGTTCTTTTGGCATCTCACCCGTTTTGCCCGCTTCAATAACCGCAGGTGAAACCCGCGTCTTGAGTCGGTTTTTAATTTCAATTGTGTTGCCAAGCGGCAAGTTTTCTGCATATAAGTCAGCAACCAAATTGAACGTGGTTGGGTCGATCTGTAGGACATCACGTAGAGATTGTAATGCTTGTTCTTTCTGACCTTCGTATGATGGGCCGGGCTTCAATCTGACTTGATAAGTACCTTTGCGAATATCATTCTCAATGCTTTCGCCATACTCATCGACTTCACGGTTAACAGTGACATTTTTCATGCCTTTGTCTGGCATCATCAATGTCAATACGCGTTCAGTATCATAAACACGCGGTATCATTTCGTTGACGATTTCACCACCAATGCCGATGGCACGATTGATTGAGTTAAAAAACACAAACGTAGAATAGCTGCCTTGTCGTGTTCTGGCGTCAATCGCAGCCCCAGACGCTTCGTCACCAGCTTGACCCATTCTTGCAGGGTACAACCCGGTCGATGTGTACAAGTCTTGGATGGCGAGTTCGTATTGTTGGAAAAGAGATTGCGACAATTCAGGCGGTCGCACTTGCTCTGGTTTGTTTCCGTTGGGTGATTCGTCATAGGCAAGCATTCCTTGAATTGCCGTAGGGTCGCGCCAGTTACGTTGCGTATCGAGTGACGATACATTTTTCTTTGAGCCTATCCATTGGTCATAACGTGACACTTTCAGGATGTAGGCTGATTGGGTTCTGAGATAGTTGATGTATCGTTGGGTATCTCGACAATCTCCGAAAAATGAGCGTGTGACTTGCTTCCCTGATTTATCGTAGTAACTATTGTTGTCAACAAATACCAGCGGGAGTTGTTCGCTTGGGAACTCTGTTTTGTCAAGCTCATACTCACCTGCTATTTGATAGTGAACGATCTTGTGCTTTTTGGATGGACGCTTTTCTTCAATGCGTACCATCTCGCCAGCATCCCACAATGTCATCATTTCTAGTTCTTCATCTTCCATCGGTGCAGCTTTTTTCTTTGGTGTGACATCAACGCCCTCATCACGCGGCAAGATGTCTTCGTCACCATCCATCCCATAGCCTTTTGGATTGTAGGCTTGCTTGTCTTGTACATCGTTTCCTTGTCCCATTTGGGACAATTGTTGAGCTAAATCCTCTTGATTGGCTGGCATTCCACCCGTTTGTGCCATTTGTGCCATTTGTGCCACACCTTGACCGCCTTGTTGCATTTGCTGCATGGCTTCCATCTGAGCATCCATTTCAGCATTGCGGGCGTTAATCTCTTTCGATTTCTCGATAAGCTCGTCCATTTCCTCTTGGTTAACGACATTACCGTTTGATAAGCGATACAGGGTGTCTTTCTCATATTTGCGTACATAATGGTCAATGATAGTGATTGACTCATCATCAGCCCACATAAACGGATTGCCTGTTTCGTCAGGCTGGACAGCAAGAGCAATTTCTTCTTCGGTCTGGGTAATGCTGCTTGTCTTAAGAATCTTTTGTTCGACATCCTTACCGTAGACTTGTCGAAACTTCTTGCGAGTCATGCGTGAGAGGTAACCACAAACCGTACCATCAGTTTTGTTGATGGATTCCGCGCCCACATCCCAATAACAACGGGTGGCATCCTTGAAATACCAGTATTCAATGTCTTGGTTAAAGGATTTAGAGTGCGAGTAATCGGTGCCAACGCAGAATGCACCAAAGCCACCGATGGCAGCTTGGCTGCCTGAGACCTGATAAGCTGTGGTCGCAGACGTGGAGAACATAATATCTTTGGTAATAATCTCGCGTAGTGATGCTACTTTCTCATCACATCCAGTCATGGGGATGACTTGAAGCTGTGGTGTGTTTTGTTGTTGCTCACCCAGCAATGAGTTTGCCATCGTACCGAGCTTGTTTGATGTGAGAGGCACCTTGCGGTACGTCTTCACCATGTCATCTTCTTCACCGTCAGACCATTGTTGACCCATAACAAACGAGTGCATCAAGTGATAGAGGTCAATATTTTGCTTAAAGCTCTCATACCACTTTTCATAAGCAATACGAGCTTCGCGTGCTATTTTCTCATTTATTTTAGCCATAGAACGTCCTTGTTATTTGTCAACTAATCCTTAGTTGATTGACAACCTTAAAGCCCTTTTTCAAGCCTGATTGTCAACCTCAAATCAACATGCCAGCATGACTTTCGGGTAATCTATTTGGCTGATAGCTACCCTCTGAAACGTATTCTCCTTCGTAAAATGTCAACATTAATGCTTCGCCACAGTCAGGTGATAAACAGCCTCTTGCTTTCATATCAACCTTGCTTTCGATAACGAGCTTATCACTCGAATCGTATTTGTAGCCAAACA